GAATTAGGTGGTGTATTAAAAGGATTATATCGTGGTACAGACGATGCTTTGTTTGGTTTATTACCATCTGGCAATTATGAATCTGTTACTCCTGAAACTAAGTTAGGTGAACAAATGTCTTTTATTGCTGACCCTATTGCGGGAGCAAAAGGTATTAAATATGCAGTAAGTGGTGGTACTCCTATTAGTAGGTTAATAGCAAATAGTATTGAACCAGTAGCTTATGACAATAAATGGGGTCAAATCAAAAGAGTATTAACTAATCCTAAAGTTTTAAAAGAAGCGGTTATAGATGATATTCCTCAATATAAATTATTTGACAACGCAGAAGATAGGTTATTTGCATGGAGAAAAAAACTTGGCTTAGGTAAGCCTAATGAAAAATATAACCAAACTTTGGATATGGGTCAGTATAATGCAACACAAAGCGCAAAGAAACAAATAAAATACTTATCTGAAAATGAACCACATTTAGATAGAAGTGCATATCAAAAAATAGTAGATGATTATAATCAAAATAATCCTATAAATAGAATATGGAATAAATTTGGTACTCATGTAGAAGATGGTAAAACATATCATCATTATAAAAATCCAGATGATTATTTTTCTAAAAGAGATAGTAAGAAATGGGTAAATCGAAAACACGGTTTATTTGGTGGATGGAGTTCAAAAACAAGAATGAAGGGAAGCGAAGAACTTGGTGGTGTATTAAGGGAAAACTATTATGATAATTGGGATTTTGCTAGAAATACATCATTAAAGCAAGGATTGTCAAATTTTAGAGGTGATTGGAAAGGGTTTGCAAAAAGAGAACTAGAAAAATTACCAGTTTCACTTCAAAGAGGTCTTGCAGAACTGTTATTAAACCCATTAGAGTTTAAAGGTACTGCTAAAAAGATATATAGAAAACCAAATCCAAGTCAAGCTGAGGCAATGCAAACTGTTAAGGATTATTTTGGTACAGGTGTTAAGAATCTATAGTATATACTATTCCCTGACCCTTCCCTGACTACCCTTGACAATATATACAAATCATATACAAAAATATTGATTAAATAACATTTCTCCATTTAATATGCGGTATGGGGAAAGAAGCAATTCTTTATAATTATAGACGATTTAATAGAGTATGTGGAACTCTAATGCGAGAGTAGCTCAGCTGGTAGAGCATCACGTTGCCAACGTGAGGGTCGCGAGTTCGAATCTCGTCTCTCGCTCGACTGTAAATCCACATATACTGTAACTTGTAGAGATTAACCTTTTCTCATACTAACTACTAATAATAGTATATATACAATATATATACAAAATTGGAGTAAATATGCTGAAAAAGAACCTTTATAGGAATCAATACGGTGATATTTATTACAAAAAAATGATAGATGGTGAACTCGTACAGTTAAGCACCCATACTAAAGATGAGCGTACTGCTAATAAATTACATACCGCATTAGAATACCAAGCCTTAAATAGACTATATAATCCAGTAAAAGACAATAAAAAGTTTATACCCTTTAAAACTCTTGTACTGAAATATTTAGATGAGCCACACCAATGGACAAAAGAAAGTCGTAAAATGACTCAAGGTGCATTGTTTCATTTTGTTAAGAAAGGCATACCTGAAAACAAGAACGCTGCCATTATAGTAAAGGGTAGAGTGAACACTTGTATTAATTGGGGATTAAAGAATGGAATAACAACTGATGTAAAGAAGTTTGAAAAGATTGGTTTATCCATTCCCAGGACTAGAGTTTTTAATGATGCTGAAATGCAACTAATTAAAAATGAGATACAAGATGAAGATTTTCAACTTTTTATTCAATTTGCATATTATACTGGATGTAGAAGAGGGGAACTGGTAGGGCTTAAAGCTTACGATTTTAAACCGTTATATTTTGAGGTGGATGGTAAGTCGGGTAATCGACTTGTTCGATTAAATAAGCAAGCTAGGTCTATACTTTCTATGAAGGAAGGCATTTGGGAGTATTCAGGAGAATATATGTCTAAGCAGTTTAAAAAGAATCTTCGAAGGTTAGAAATAGTAGATGGTAGGTTTCATGATTTAAGAAGGACTTTTGGTTTTAATTTAATTAAGAACGGGATGCCTATTTTTAAAGTCAGTAAATTATTAGGACATAGTAGTATCGTGACCACAGAAAGGTTTTACGCTCCTTTGTTAGCGACTAATGTAGAGGATTTTGTACTATAGGCAAGTGTTACATACTTTACGCTTACAAGGTAATCCTCCATAGAGACTTTTTTTTAAGTACCCTGTAATCTTTTTACGTCTATTGTTTAGTTCATATGCCCAATATTTATTGCATTTGTTACAGAAATATGGTGGGTACTCAGAGCTACTTTTGTTTCTCCAAGTATCCACCACTTTATCTATTTTTATTTGTTTCTTATCTATCCATTCATCTGCGTCTTCGCCAAAATAATATTGAAGGTTTAGTATTTCTTCTCTATTACTTCTTTCTTCTTTTCTGTCTTTGGAAGCCATGGGTTATCTCCATATAGCTTCCCGTACCCGTCCTAAACTTTTTTATCTATTACTTTTGTCATTAATAACTTTTTTATATCCGTCTATTGAAACAGTAATTACCATTAATATTCCAAATATACCGGCAGTTGTTAAACTCAGACCTAAGCCAAATGCAATAAAATTGACTATCCATTCTGCTATGTCCATAAATATCACTTTTCCTCCAATGCTTTTTCAATTCTTTTAATAATCGAATTCAAATCATAATCTTCTTGCCCGTAAAATTGTACATTGGTTATATCAACCTTTAATTTTATTAAGGTATTTTTAAGTTTTTTAACTTGTTCGTCTAATTCGTATATATCTGCTGAGAGTCTCGACATTTCTGATTTGTAATGTTCTTCTGGTACTACAGAATCAAATACATTACTCATTATGTGCCTTCAACCTCATCTATAATATGGTGTAGTAATTCATCTTGTTGATTTTGCTTATCGTCCATTTTAGCTAATCTGTATATCATACTGCATTGCATTATCATCATCATTAACATAGTAAACTCCCAGTATGGAAAATATTCTACGCTAAATAATGCTTCCCAATAATATCTCATTTTTTACTCCTACGTTTATAGGTTTTCTTTGGTTTTGGTTTTGGTTTTTTGTAAGAACTTTTTTTACCAACAATAAATTCAGTTACATCATTTACTGTATCTAAAAATTCCTTGCTCTTCTTTTTTATTTTTAATTCAAACTCGTCAAGTACACTCATTTCTGGCTCCTTTTCTTTAGTTTTATTACCACACTTACTACATATAGGCGTTTCTATGGATATCCATATAGTGGCGTTGCAGCAGTTACTTTTCATTTGTCTTTTTTACAGTATTTACACAATACTCTTTTTAACCCGTAAGAAGGGAAGTCTTCATACCTATGGCAAGTTGCAGTCATGTGAACAAATTCCCATACCATTTTACATTGAGTGCAGAACTTTAATCTTCTAGAGTCAGTTTTATATTTAACTCGTTCGCAAGTTCTGACATAATCTCTTTGAGGTTCTAAAAACCAATCTGTCATTATTCATCCTTTATTGATAGTGGTTCGATGTTAACAGTCCAGTCTAAATAAACCATCATAGCATCAAATCCACTTAATTTGTAAGTATTACATAGGTGTCTTTTTATGTTTTCAGCTTTTACTTTTTTTGTTTCAAAGTTTTCATCAAGCCAAAGATATATTTCATTTTTCAAATGTTTATCTATGTTTGATTTCATTTAAAATTCCTTAATTGCTTCTGCTAGATTATCTATTGATTTAGATATTGCATATAATCCACCTACTACAGTACCAGCTTCAGCAAAAGATTCATCAATTACATTTATTTTAACAGATTTAAAAACTTCATAAATTTTTAAAAGCATTTTTGCATTAGGCATATTTTTGTCATTTTCATTTTCATATCTTTCTATTGTTTTTTTATTTCTATTTATTTTTTCTGCAAGATGAGCTTGAGTCATTTTTAGTTCTTTACGACGTCTTTTAATATTTCTTGATATATATCGGTTTGCTTCTTTATACGATGTATACATTTAATTATTTTCCTAAACATCTACAGGGAAGGTCGACTCATCTAGAACTATTGTCTAATGTTCCCTGTATCCGTTTCTTAAGTTTTTGAGACTTCAAGCGCCAACCATTTTCATTTATCATACCTTTTTAACGCCAGTAAATACTAAGACTTTTGTCTATGTTCATATAACTTGCGTCTTCTTCAAATCTATGGAGAAAGATATTTTTAATGAGAAGTCTCAAATTAAAAGGGGATAGCATAGGCGTTAATTCGCTGTATAAAAACCCATTGCGTTAGGTCTCTTTTATAGCAACTATCCCCAAAAATCATTTAATCACAATTTCCTGATGCACATTCCATGCTATCAAGTAACTCTTTTTCAGTAACTGTTTTTCTATCAAAAGACTTCATAGCATCATTGAATTTTCTGTGTATGTCATTCATTTGATGAGCAAGTTCACTATCTCTGTCTTTTTCATATAAGGCTTCTACAATTTGCTTTACTTCATTTAATTCAAAGTAAATACCGGCTTTATGAACTTCTTTTGTTACGGTTTCTGTTTTTATTTCTAAACTCATTTATTCCTCATTTTCAATTAACGTTCCATTTTTATCAAAATCAGCAGAAGTAACATCATCATAGTTTTCTATTTCGTCATATGTAGGCAAACCTAATAATTGCCATATGCTATCAAATAGCTTTTTACCATCATTGCTAATTCTATCTCTTTCTAATCTTTCTAGGTTTCCAAGTAACTCTACAAGTCTTTTAGTTCTATCTGTTGCGGTGTTTAATGTGACTTTTTTCATTATTCTTTATCTTTAATCACATATAACCCATCTTGGTCTGCATCATACAATAAACCATCATCGCTTCTTGGAGGGTAGGGCATTTTATCTGTTTGAGATAATCTAAACTCTAAATCATCTATCATTTCCGCTAAAGTCAATAAAATTGATGGTATATCTTCTATTTTACTTTCTGCTATATCATTATATAATTCATTACTTTTTATTTTTCTCATCCTTTAACCTTTTTAATTAAGTCTAAGAACATATTGAAGGGCATAAGAGCATAGGTTTCTCCACGATCTTCTCTGAATGCTACTATATCTGTGTGTTCGCATTTAAGGAACTTGGCAATCGACTTTCTACGTTTAGCCTGGACTGTGTATTCTTCTATCTTACAATCCACTTCTTCATGTTCTCCCATAGCTCTGCCATTTGAACCCCATGCGCGCTGAGCCTGTAACCCCCACTCCTTTGCGAGGGCTACAAGTTCATTTTCGAAACGATTACCTTTTTGCTTACTTGGACTGCTCAAGGAAGCCACCTATTCCATCTATGTAAGTTGAGAGACACTTCCATTGGTCCTATACCTAAACCTATATTAAAGTGGTCTCCGTTAATTGAATGAAGTCCTACAAACATATTAATAAGAGTAAATAAGACAAATCTTGCCCCAGCACCTTCATCATTATTTTGCAGTTCTAATTTGAATATATATTTCAAGAGTATTTTCCTACTGTTGGAGGAGCTTTCTGTTTGAATGTCATTCTATCCCAATCAAATTCAAACATTATCCTAATTGTTTTACCATTTCTGTTTTTCTCAACAGCCCATATTCTATCTTTTTCATGTCTAGAATTGCCGTTAATTGAAACAACTTTGTCAGCTTTTTGAGTTACAGTTGTTGAACCTTTAGCTGAGTTTATATCTATGAATCCATTTCTTGATGAATCTTTATTTACGTGATGAACCGCAATAACAATACAATCTTGATTAGTGGCTATTTCTTTTAATTTTCGTATAATAGCGTTCATTCTATCAAAATCGTTATGCACATTTTTTACATGGAGTTCATCGGTAGTATCTACAACTACAATATGAGGAGATTGATAAGCAACTGCTTCTTGTAGTTTATCTATATCTGGAGATTGATGACCAAAGTATATATTATCAAATGAATCATATAGATTTTTCACATCATCTAATTCACGATGATACTTTACAGCTTCATTCCATGTAACACCTTGTGAAATTTGCACCATTCTACCATACGTTAAATGATAGTTATTCTCTAATGACAAATACATTATTTTATGGTTTGTTAAAGCAAGACAAAGGTTAGATACAAATGTGGATTTACCCATACCTGTATCACCAAGTACTATCATTAGTTCACCGGGAGTTACTTCCCAATCGCAATTAATGTTATATATATCTTTAAGGTTAAAGGCTTTTTCCGATATACCTTTCTTTACGTAATCAACAAACTTTAATGCAAGGTCTTCAGCACTTTCTAATGCCATAGAATAATCCTTACGTTTAAAATGAATACATTTAGGGTCACAATATTTGGACATAATGGAATCATTACACCAATAGTTGTAGCCTTTTTCAAATTCACTTTCAGTAGTTGATATAGCTTCCTTTTGATTACCAGACCATTCAGCAAGTGTTTGTGAAACAATAGGCTGTGGAATACCACTACGCCTTAACCATGCAGCTAATCTCATCATTGTATCATTACGTTCACCAGGAACAGGAGATTTACCTAACACGGTTTGCATACAAGTCACTACAGTAGTGGGGTCAATATCAAAAGCTGACCTTTTAGTAATAGGCTTAATGTTATTCTCTGTTATATGAGGTTTTAGATACTGCTTTAAATAAGGAGCAACATCTTCAAACTCATACTTTTTAAAGTCTATTATTTTTGGTAGTTCTTTGGCTTTATTTTGTATTTCTTCAAATGACAATGTTTGCACTTCGTCAATTGTTAATGGAATCTTAAACAAGCCACTCTTTTTATTGTAACTAAAAGGAGCCCTTATAAGCCTTGCTCCGTCATATATTGGGTCGCAATCTGGAAACACATCTTGCAACGTATTTTTAACGGAGAAGGGTAGGGTAACGGAAGGTGTAAATCCAAATAAGTTCGGTATTACCACATGAAAACCAGTACCACTAAACCATATTTGAATATGCCTTTTCTCAATACTTAAATCATTTAAAAGTTCAGTATCAACAAAATATCGTATCCATTGAATAAAATCAGTATTAGATAGATTCTTTTTATCAATATCTAATACAATATTATTTATGTAATACGAACCTTTAAAAGAACTAATAGATTTTTGACCATCTAAATGATGTTTTATATCTTCATCAAAAACATACCAACTATGATATAGTTCATGAAGGTCTTTGGTGCTACCAATGAGATTGGGCAGATTTGATAGTTTATCTGCCCTACCTCTATTAGTAATGTGACCAGAAGCTATTTCTACGTAGCGTTCAGGACTTCCCAACTTTTCTCCTTTCCTCCACGATTTACTTCTTTCAAAGTAATTCCAGCGTTATCAAGCATATAAGTCTTATCATTCTTGATTCCCCTGAATTTTCGCATAAGGGTATCGGGGTTAAACATTTTACCATAGGTTTGTCTTATCCATTGAGCAACGTCAATTTGAATATGATGTGAACCTATGACACTTTTGTGTGGTATCTGAGATAGCCATTCAACAATGAGTTTTTCACTATTTAATGTGCTATCTAGTGAGCGAGAGCGTACTGCTCTTTTAAATGGACTAGGCATTATACTTCAGGTACTGATACAGAATCAGTTTCTACTTTATTTGCCCACATATTAGCCAACTTTTCACCGCCTTCCATTTTATAATCTCTTGGCTTATCGTTATAGCTATTCCATTTATCTAGTAATGCTTTTTTACCTTCTTCCTTTGAAGCATACCAAAACCAAGTATTCCGTTTAGGATTACCATTTTGATTCATTTTAGTTGTTTCATATTGAAGAATAAAAACATTTCTACCTATGCAATCACGTTTACATTCCTCAGAAAGACCAGATTTGTCTTCTGTCATTGGAGTTTGGTTTTCTACACCAAGCTTTTGAAGAAAATGTCTAATTTTCCAAGAACCACTCTTAACAGGAGGTTCTGATTTACTTGAACCCCAATCAACAGAAACACCTTTATCTTTAGCGTGATTTCCATTCATATACCAAGTGGTATCGTATTGAGTATTTGGACTATCTGGCTTAGAACCACGAATTTTTAAAGATATATCGTGGTCAAATTGACTTTTAGTATTTTCAATTTCTAATATTTCTATTCTATCTATATAAACACCTTTTGGCCAATCTGATGGACCATTAGACGTTCCATTTGAACTATTACTTACTTCAAAACCCATTAGCTTTTTCCTTTACTGTTTAACTTGTTAACAAAATCATTTAATTCTCTAGTGGTTATTTTTCCATTTACATAATTAACTAATTCACTACGTTTTGTATCATCGTAATCCATACTACTAATTTGTTTTACAACTTTATCTATAGCAGTTTTAGTTGGAGGCTTATTGTTTTTAATGCCTTCTTCAGCATCATTTATCATTATTTGAGCGTGTTCTTCTGTAATGTTAAATCCACTATCTTTTGCAGTTTGAATATCTAGTTTGTTAGCCTTTGGACAATTTTTATCTCTCATCAATCTATCTAATTTGATAGTTTGGTCTTGTGTCGCATTACCAACTTTAATTTCAGCACCATTTAAATGAGTAGGCTTTGTATAATCCAAACCTTTAATATCTTCACCAAACCACAATTCAATACCAAAGCCTGTAATAACTGATACTGCTTTAGCCAAACATCTACGAATTGCATTTTCTACTTGTGCTGCATCTGGGTCACTAACTGCATTATTACGATTATCACGAACTGCCAATTCCATTGTACCTTCATGTTCATCGCCTTCAGCATCTGTGATCCATACATCAACTTTTACCATAGCTGTTTGATTAGGAAGTACCATATAGGGTAAAGTCAGTGTATTACCCGCAATGGTTACATTGTATTCTCTTGCTTTATATCTTGCGTAGGGAAAATTGGATTTAACCTTATCCCAGGCTACTGCCCATGATAGATAGTCAAACTTTCCTTTTTTCTCTACAAATTGCTTGTATTCTTCAAGCCTAAGTATGCCATAAGCATTTGTTGTTTCGTTCATATTACCTTATTGTTTAATGTTTAAGGAGAAGGGGGAGCAGAACAAATGGAGTCGAAAACTACTCCCCCTATCAGCTATGCTAAGCCTTAGCTACCTCTAGAAATGCATCTACCCATTGACGATTCATATTCATGTCATTTTTATTATGCCAATAATGTTCCGTACCAGCATTATATAATGACCACATAGAATCATCTTTTCTTTCAAGATACTTATCCATTATCTTGCCAAAGTTGTTTGGAGTTAATCTATTAGGTGGTAGTAACCTTCTTAGATTTTTCAAACTATCTTTGTTTACACCCATATCGTAGATAGGCTCAATAGACTTAACAAAATCTTTAAACCTATCTGCGTTATCACCCTTAGGGTCTGTAAATACATCTATCTGTTTATCTAATTCGTCAATATTCTTTTCTAAAGACTTAGTATGTTTGAATTTGTAAAAAGGAAAGAATTTGTTTGTTGTTTGTCCATTAGTACATATTTCAACTATAGCCATCATCTGCATCCTAAATGATACAGAACCATCGTAACTATTGTTAAACATAAGTCCAGCTTTTTGAGTACCGGCACTTGACTCTTCCTTTATTTTATCAGACATATAAACAAGGGTAAACTTTTTACCATCAAAATGTTCTTTAACTATGTCAAATCCTTGTCTAGTTGCAAATCTGTCACCAATCTCTCTTACTTTTTCATTTGATAACAAATTGTATTCTTTAGAAAATGCAACACTCTTAATAGGTGTCCATGAGCCATCTTTTTGTAATTCTGGTCTGGCTAAACCAGTGTCTATATCTTCATTAGTTAAAACAGGAACTGTTCTAACTGGTAAATAAGGGTCTATACTTATCATAGTAATTCCTTAACTACTGTTTCTAACACTTTCATTCTTGCTTTATGAGCTGGATGAGGTTCTTTTAACCCATCAGCTAATTTCTTATTATATCTATCTGTATTTCTTAAATACCAAGCATCGTATATCCTTGATGCCATCATTTCAGAGTATTTGTATTCATCGCATAATGCATCTCTAAGTTCTATATCTGACATTTCATTTCTTTCATTTAGATCATCCAAGAATGGGAATGCAGTTTCAGATGCTTCGTCTATCATTAAATCGTATTCATTAGTGGTCATACTATACCTGAATCTCCATTAAATAAGTCTCCTTGATTCACTTCTGATTGACGTTTTGCTTCTGTAAGTAACCTATCAAGTTTTTTTGTGTCTTGAACGGCCTCATGAATTAAACTTCTATCTAAATTCTCTTCAAACTCTGGGTATTTCTTTACAATCTTTTCTACTAAGTCATCAATGTGTTCAAACATTAGCATCCAAGATTTTCTTAGGTCTTCTATTACCATTTACTTCCTTTTGTATTATTTTATTATTCCAATCTGCTATATCTAATTGTCTATGTTCGCTAGTGCAGGTAAGAACCACTTCATATGGAAACAACATACTTCCATCTTTTCCATTTACTTGTGGTCTTTCTTCAATCATTGTGGATGAACCGCAATAGGGACAGTTTAAAGATTCGTATTCTAACATAATTAGAGAGAAGGCTCTTGAACTCATAAGAGGGAGGGGTAAGGAAGCGTGATGTGTTTATCAAGAGCCTATCTCAATTATTTTAATACTAGCAATCTGTTAAATGCATAACTGTAAAGTTCTATTTTTGTACGAACTCTGATATCAAACTGCCTGTATAAGTAAGTGTCTTTAATCTTTCTAGCAATAATAACTGCTTTATCTCTGTCTATTTTTCTTAGATATTTAGAAAGTTGTCTTTTAGACATCATTCTTATTTTAATGACTTCATCTGCGTAGAATGTGCCTTTGATTTGCTTTCTATTGAAGTCGGATTGGGAAGCGTTTTTCCAAAGAGCTTGATGGTTTAAATCATCTCTGAATTGAATCAGTTTAGCTTTTGTATTTATATTTAACGCATCTTTTATTAGCATATTAACCTCCTTTTAAGGTAGTACAAACTGGACATTATTGTCAAGTTTTAATTATAATTCTTGTATTATTTGTTTAGTTTTTCGTATTATTTGGGTACTTATGGGGGTAAGTAAAATGAATCAAAGTAAAAATATAAAAAGTATGCAAGAGCTAGTTCTTTATTGGATAAAGAATACTCGGATACCGCTTACAGAAATTTCTAAATCTACAGGAATAAGCAGAAGTACATTATATAATTGGATGGAAGGAAAGCCTATAAGAAGTAGAAACTGTGACAAAATTTTAGATATTTATAAAGATGAAATAGATATTGCCAATCAAAAGATAACGGTCAAAGGAGACGCGGATATGTATGACTATAGTGAAGTAACGAAATCAAAAGAAAATAAAATAGAAGCCAAGTACATTATTGAATTACAAGCGGATAAAATAAAACAACAAGCTAAAGAGATAGAGATGTTTAAAAGCTATGTAGAAACGCAACCAATCCAGAAAAAACAATGGGATGATATTGATGCAGATATGTGTTCTGAAGTTTTAGTTAGGAATGTTTTTTCGTTAAGGTCGATGGAAAGAAAAATGACGATAGACAAATCTGGAGTGAAATTAGAAAAGATGTTAGGTCTACCTAAAGGTCACAATTATTTTGATGACACTAGGTGGTATTCGATGGATGATCATCCAGTTAATAAAATAATTGACAATGATTCTTTAGAAGAATTAAAACGAATAACTAACACATTACCTTCACTATTTGAATCTTTAAAGTTTGTTATTGGCAGTCACTATATGACATTTCCTATTGTTTACCAATATAAAAAAGCCCGAGTCAAGACTATGTGTTACATTAGATTAGATTGGAAGTCTAGTCCAAAACGAATTCTTACTAAAACAATAATATTGAACGGAGATTAAAATATTAGAGGGAGGTGTTACGTATGTATTATCACCTCCCTCTTAGGAATAACAGTTCTAATTAAAGAACTCTAGTCAACGTACAACTTAGCTTTGTCTAAATAAGCGAACTTTAAAGACAAGTCATTCCATTCAGCTTCCTTACTACTGAAAATATTTAGAAAAGGAAATTTAGGTTTTTTGTTACAAGCCAATTCAATAATTTCCTTTTTCTTTCCTGTAGTTATCTTTTGAAGATTGGTTGTATTAAAAGCATTTAGAACATCACTAATAAATTCTTTATCATTAGTGGTTTCCCATGTTTCTTTAAACCATTCTTTTAAGGTCAATAACTCTAGTTTTCTTGCCAGTTTATCCATCATTTTAAAACTAGCACAGTTTAGAGATTCAAATACAAGACATTTGTATACTTCTTTTTGTAAATCATCAACAGTATAGTCTTTATTTAGATTATCTCTTATTTTTGATAGGTTATACCCATATTGATGCTCTCCAACACTAATACTATTAAGATTGGTTCCGTATTCAATTAACCATTTCTCTATATGACTACTATTTAAACCCACGTTGAATAAAGGAGGACATCCCTTCTTTTGTGAGTTAAATATTTGGTCTTTTAGATAATTTAAGTAATCGGTAGCTATTGCTTTACCAAACTTCTTAGTTTGTAGATAGTATTGCGTTCTTTCTACAGTTTCAGTCTTTTTTGAGCTAGACGATTTAACTTTACTTGCAGTTTTGATAATAGGGTCATCCCAATCACCATTCCAAGCTACTACTTTAGGTTTTTGAAGTGCTTGACCACAACATTCTCTTAAATAGAGATATCTAAGAAACATAGGCATTACTCCTCTACTGCAATTATCACTCCAAGGCAACAATTCCTTATCTATTTTTAGACTATGAAAAGAATCATAAGCGTCTTTTGGATATATTTCTGTCCAAATAAACTTAAAGAAATCTACATCAGAGCAATAATCGGCAAATTCTTCATCTTGAAACAAAGTAGGTACTTTCTTTACATTGTATCCATATGCTTTTTGTAGTTTCTTGAATCGTTCTTCTGGTTCATCTCCATATTTATCTTTACCAAATTCAGTATCGCAAAGCTCTACTAAGGTTTCTCTTTCTACCTTGTTTTGTTTTAGTCCAGGATAATGGAAAATACTAAAGTCTTCTCCTAGGAACTCTTCTTCATAATACTCTTTAGTAGACATATTTGATTTCTTAGCAACCCATTCAAGAGCATCTTTTTGAATATGCTTATGATGTTTAGCAAATTTCCTTAAGCTAGATAAGTAATTACTGCTAATATTATCAAACGTATCTGCTTTTAATAATTGAGGTATAAGATTACCAAGCTCAACTCTGCGAACAACATAATTTCTAGAGTGACCAAACTTATCTGCAACTTCTGATATAGTCATATTGCTAGTTGTCATTGATTTAAAAGCCATTATCTCTTCATACAGAGTAAGGTCTTTTCTCATGGTATTTTCAGATAATTGCAACTTGGTAAAGTCACCATTAGGTTCTGGTCTTTCAAAGATAGGTACTTCTTTAGCATTTAATTCTTGTAATGCAGCCAAACGTCTATGACCAGCTATTAAATAGTATTTATTATCTTTATTGTATACTACAAGTGGCTGAATAAGACCATTTCTATCTATATCTTTTGTTAATTCCTTAAAGGAATCTTCTTTTTTATCTATTTTACTACGAACATTGCTCTGAAAAGCAATACTGGTGATTGGTACGTTCATACGTCTCCTTTTATTGTATTTTGAATGTAAATATCTACTAAGCTTTCAAGTTGTTTTAATTCTTGCATGGCTTTGAATCGTTTTTTAATTAAATCAAGATCAGTAATGACTAAACCATAGCCATCAAACTGATATAGTATTTGCAACACTTGTTCATTAGTCATTTTAATCCTTTTATTTAAGGTAATGTTTAATAGGTCACTATGACCCTGTATTTGAAGGTAAATCCACCCATAATGGACAGTTTTTATATATTAGGTAGTTGTAGTTAGGTAGGAAATAAACTGTCCAAAATGGAAGGATTTGTTAAATTAATGTGCTGTGTTCGTGGTGACATCTAATATCCACGTTTCGTTAGGTGGCCAACCCGATTGCCTAGTCCACAGCACTTGTATACAAATAAATGGCTCAAGATATTTCCGGCTTTGTAAGCAGACTTAAAAATCCGATATTATATATCGGTCTTTTATTCTCCTTTTTCACACAGACGGTTTTATTTCTGTTGGCTTTAATACCTTGAGCCTAAGGGATGCGGAGTCCCAAGTATAATACCAAGTTTAACTCTTCTTTATACAGTTAGATTGCTCTATTATAGAGTTAAAAGAATTTAGTTCTGCTACAACCGACATCACATTCTGACATATACATCAGTATTAGCGTAATGGATACGAGTACTCGCTCTACAGTTAATGCAAGTTTCTATAGTCTTACACACCACTTGTAAAGTTTGCGTAGGTTTATTGCCGTATCTGGTGAGAGCCTTTTCAGTTTTACTTGTTAAACTTGGTATTTTAAAAAAGCGGAGTTCCAAATTGTTATCCTATGATAACTAGTACTTTATTAAATCTTTCATTACTGTGGTTTTTAACTTTATTTACCTGTTCAACCCAAAAGTTTTCACCACAACATTCACAATCTATACTGTTAAAAAGATATCCAGTCTCCTTAAAAAAGATATCTTCAGCTTTATCATAGTCTTTAGTTATAATGTAAATATAATCGTGTTTGAACTTCTTGTAACCACCACTCCAAGTATCTTGTATTTTGTAAATGAATTTATTTCTCCTTTATTATTTCAACGGCTCTTAACAATGTATCTATCATAATCTCTCGAGCCTCAACATCACCTCTTACGTGGTCAAATGATGTTTTCATGCTTTTTATTAATGGAATCATTTTTTCTAGGTTTCGTATAACCTCTTCATCAAACATAACCCGTTCTGTTGCCAAGTGGGTCAAACTCCGATTCTTAGTCATTCCAGACTTCCATTAAAAGAATAATCATAATCAGTGAACCGATATTTATCGATTCTATCTGATATAGACCAATGAAGTCTCAAATTAGGTTGTAAATAGACCTTTATCTGAAACTGTCTTTTATTAAAATGGAATTGAATGTAATAGAGATGTAAATACATCTTACCACAATCACTAAAACCTGCGATTTTTTGAATGAAGATAGACTCCTATTAGTTAATTAAAATTGAAAAAGAGCAAGACATTCCTAGCCAGTGCGAATCGGCATCTCTGTATCAAGTGTAGCCGTAACTAGTCACATCATGCATTACTTCTGAATATCAGAATAGTGATAGCGACCTTGCTCTTTATATATACTGTTTATTTTTTATTTTCTTACAATTAATCTTTAAATAAGTCAGTCAACTCGGTCACAATTAAGTAACCGAGTAACGACCAAATAAGGAAAGCGAATAAATAAGTCACTTCCCAAATACCTTCTCTCTAGCTCTAGATTGAGCCTCGTAAAGAGTTTTATACTTACTCTTAGGTACTTCTACGATAACATCAAAACCGGTGATAAAATGCCACCAGTTTTTATTTTCAGCAAGTAAATGCATAACATTTTCTCCTTGTATGCAAAAGTGCAACTTTCAGATAGTCCTCGGCTTCCTCACAACGGAAGTTAGAGGCTTGTACTTCGCCTTCCTTACTCTGATATTATTCACAGAGCTTTCAAAGAGTCTTACTTGTTGCACTAATGCGAGTTTTTTATTGCAGGGATTTAAAAGGGGAGCGTGATGCCCCCCTATACAACGCCAGACTATCTTGCGAGACCAGCAACATACTTAGCGAAACCCCCAACAGTTGGAGCGATGGACAAGTCTCTATTCACACCAACACGAATACGACCCTCTATCTTGCGACCTCTGTTATCCTCGAAGGTTTTACACGTTGTCGGTTTGACATCTCCTTTCCAAGACAATGCTGTCCTAAGTGACTGCATATGTTCCATAAGTGCAGGTACATCAGAATCATTATCTGTGAAGACGGCCATACTTGTAGCATTGTCAATCATAAGCTGATGATTCTCCTCAGGTGATAACTTGGGGTCTGGCTTTAGATCCTCCATGTTACCTCTTCTGTCCATTGCTGAAAACACGATTTTTAAGTCGTTAATATCCATAATATTCTCCTTATGAATTGTATTGTTAAAAAATATCTGCATAGTCGACAAGGGAGCCACGGCGTGACGGATGCTGTGACTGGTCTCCATAGGTTTTCTCAACGTAATTGTGACCCGGCACCAACCGGAACGACGGGGGTAGGGGTACTGTATATCTCTCACACCCATTCTAAAACTATTTTTTGAAAAATGAGGGCGTTGTCAGTTCACACTACCAATATATACCTTAGGGTTATGAAAACTGAACAATTACCCTTTGTAGAACGATATAATCATGAAACTGGTGAGTTTGAGGATGTAGTCAATATATCTGATGAAAAGATGGCTGAAATAATGGGGGTATTCAATGCAGAGGAAAAGATTATAGGGAAGGATGTAGAAACAAGGTCGTGGATGGAAAACGTCCGTGGTGTTTTACATATTGAATATGACTGAACGCATGGATTATATAGTATATATATATAACTGTTATATAGGTACTGTTATATATATATAACAGTAATATATATGAAACAGTATCTTAAAGCAACAGTCTTATTATAAAAGTATAACTATATATAACAGTACCTGAGTAACAGTATGGACTTTATCACAAGAAAATTTAAAAAAAATAATTATCAAAGTGTCACCTATCCTGTATACACCGAAGAAGAAGCAAATAATAAACAAATAGAATACAAGTCTTGGAAGGAGTGTCGGGTAGGTGAATTTGGTCTTAGTGATGATGGGTATGTTTCTGAATGTATTTATCGTAAGAAGTTCAAGAATAATGAACAAGTGACCTATCCTTACGGAAGGCAATGGCTGTCTAATGGTTGTTCATTAAAGTATATACCTCATAGAGATACGGGTCAATACACTCAAGTTGGTGTACTTACGTGGGACGAGCAAGAAGCAAACAAGACTAGAACTAAGAACGCAGTCAAGTTATATGCTGAGATGATGCTCAATGGAGATAATATTAATTGGGAACTGATAGGAAAGGTTTATCGCAAAGACCAGGAAAGACCCGACCTTACGGCAAAAAGACTATTTAAAAAGGAACGTATACAAAAAATGTTAGATAAAGAAATACAGAAAGCCTTAAAAGAAAGAAATATATCTCAAGGGGACGTATTGGATATCTTATTAGATGGAATTGGGGTAGCTAGGGAAAACAAAGATGCATCCAACATTCTTAGAGGTGCTGAACAATTTATTAAAATATTAGATATGCTACCAAAGAAATCTATGCAAACAGATACGGTGCAGATTGATATGACCAACACAATTCTAGATAAGATCGCTAAAGAAGAAAAGAAGAGTCTAAAATTGTCGCAAAAGAAGGAAGTTCCTTATGAAACTGAATTACAAACCTCACAAAGAGAAGAAGAAGAGTAAACCTTACAGAAAGTTTGTTTCTATTGAGTGTAGGAACAAAGATAAACTTGATTCATTCTTGAATGTAATGAGTTCTGTTGCTGAAGATATGAATATTGTCGTATCGGATGGTGAGACAAGCTATTATTTTGGTGCTGATTATTAAAAAGGGTGCATAAATGCGGAATCTAGAGGTCATAGAATCCGCTTTTTTGCGTAATCTAGCAAAACACCTTGGACATTTTTGTCCAACTAAGTATAACAATATATGAACATAGAGGCATAAAGACATCTTTATTTATTAAAAAATGGAAAATGTAAGAGAAAAAACAAAGGTTTTACAGAAATTAAAGCACGATATGATGATGTTTGGAAAGGTCTGTATGCCTAATATGTTTTCAGCAGACTCTCCGGACTTTCATTATAAGATAGCAGATAGATTATTAGACCCGAATAGCAAACAAATAAACATTGTAGCACCTAGAGGTCATGCAAAATCGTCTATTGTAGGTGGAATCTACCCATTACACCACTTAATGTTCGGTGAAGGTCAAAAATTGGTAGTTTTAGTGTCTAGAACCCAAGACCATGCAGTAAAATTGCTTGGATTATTGAAGGACACTATGGATTTCTCGGAAACATTCAGGTCGTTGTTCGGATATTGGGGGTCTCATAGTGCAAAAAGTTGGTCTAAGAGTGAAATTGAGCTAAAAGATGGTTCAATGGTCATCTGTAAAGGTACGGGTCAGCAGTTAAGGGGTATAAAAGTAGGAAATCAACGCCCTACGCTTATTATCGTGGATGACCCAGAAGATGAAAACAATACAAAGACCTCACAAGCAATGGAAACCAACCTTAGATGGCTTCTTCAAAGTGCCGTTCCATCATTAGACCCTAGAAAAGGGCGTATCGTCATCATTGGAACCCCTCAACATCAACGATGTATGGTAGAAACCTTACAAGATATGCACGGATGGGAGAATATGACCTTCAAACCAGACTTTAATAAGAATATTGCTTTATGGGAAGACTGGTGGAGTATTGAAAAGTTACTTGAAAAGAAAAAAGAATTAGACTCTATTAATAGGCTATCTGTCTTTTATAGAGAATATGCTTGTGAGATAGTAGGAGACGAGGACCAATTGTTTCAAGCAGATGACTTTTCTTATTACGATGGAGAATTTTTCAGTAAAAAAGGAAAGAATTATTTAAAGATACATTCTTTAGATAATACCAAATGCGATAAGGTGGTTCCAATTAATGTATTTACAGGAGTTGACCCAGCGTCAAGTGTAAAAAGAGGAGCAGATTATTCTGTTATATTCAATTTAGCAGTTGATGATGAAGATAATCGTTATGTATTGCCGTATTACAGAAAACGAGCTACCCCATTAGATTTAGCAGAAGCTATCGTAAATAACTATAGAAAATATAAACCTGAAAAAACAAGAATAGAATCTGTTGGATACCAAGAAATGTTACGAGAATACGTTATTAAGCGTTCTCAAGAAGAAGGATTGTTTATTCCCGGCTTAAATATTAAAGAAAATCCAAGAAATTCTAAAAGTAATCGCCTTGAATCGTTGCAACCTATGTTTGCAAAAAGAAAAATATTTATGAAAAAGGATGACCAAAACCTTATTGATGAATTATTGCTATTTCCTAGAGGAAAGCACGACGATATTCTTGATGGAATGTATTATGCCAATAAAGGTTCATTTACTCCGTATCACGAAGTAGAAGATGCTCCCCTATTAAGCACAAAAAGATTTAACATATTTAACGATTGGCAATTAGTGTAATGTAGGGCGTTGAGAGATTAGTTTCCTATTTGATAAAATCAGCGCAGTTTTATTCATAGGAATCAATTGGCGCATACGAAACACCCCGAAGTAGACAAATCAGAAAGACTGCTTGACAATTATCACGAAGGTCGAGCAACATGGGCAACACAGGCAATGGAAGATGACGAATTCCGTAATAACCAACAATGGAAAAAGTCACATAAAGACATTTTAGCAAAACGCTCTCAGTCTCCAATTGTCGATAATATTATTTATCCAGCAGTGGAACAAGCAAAAGCTCTTTTAACTGCAAATAAACCAAAATTTCAATCTACTGGAAGAGATGATTCCGATGGAAAGGTAGGAAGACTGTTTTCAGATATAATGGCTTATATATGGGACGTTTCTAATGGAAATGTTGAGTTAAAACAAGTCGTTGATGATTACTATGTAAAAGGAATGGGGGTCATGCAGACGTATGTAGACGGGCTGTCTGATTTTGGTAGAGGTGATGTAAAGGTGAAAAGTATTGACCCCCTTGACCTTTACTTAGATCCAAATGCAAAAGACACCTTTGCTAGAGATTCTGCTTGTATGATTGTTGCAAAAAGAATTACCGGAGAGCAAATAAAGACTATGTATCCATTTGTTGTTGACCAAATAGAGAATATGTCAACATCTTCAAGTAATACTAGGTATCCATCTACATCAAGAGATGGTAGTGAGGACCAACAAGTAGGGCCAAGTGAAGACGACGATGGTTATTATAAGCATTATGAGATAATTGATAGGTATGAAAAAATAAAACTTCCGTATTTCCATGTTCTTGATTCGATTACAGGACAAGAAAACATTATGAATGAAGAGGGGTTTATATCTTTTTCTGAAGAACCAGCAGTTATTATGGAAACTGCTGAAGGTCAACAATTTGTTACGGATAATACCGCAGTTATTGACTTACTAAAAGTATACGAATCTACAGGTGGCGTATACCACATGATGCAAAACCCTCAGACGGGTCAAGCACAAATGATGCCAGGGGAAGAACATGAGGGTTCAATACCGGGTACAACTACAAGACTTACTATTGTTACCAATGCTGAAATGATTGAGGAGGGTGTAATTGTACTTAATCGTGTTATGGTTGATAGAATACAACGAATACTATCTATTGGCGGTGTACTTATAGACAATTCTATTATGGATATTGATGAATATCCCATTGTTCCATTAATGAACAGGCACAACCGAAATCCATATCCAATGAGTGATGTTCGTTTTGTAAAACCTATTCAAGAATATATAAACAAATTAACATCTTTAATCATTGCTCATGCATCTAGCTCAACCAATACAAAACTATTGATACCAAGAGGTTCAATGGATAGAAAGCAATTAGAGGAAGAATGGTCAAGAGCCGGAACTGGAGTTATTGAGTATGACCCGGAACTTGGTCAACCTATTGTAGCTGGACCAATTCCATTACCAAATGAATTATATAAAAACAAGGAAGATGCAAAAAGTAGTATTTATCAGATATTAGGAATACATCCATTGTCTCAAGGCGACCCTAGTGCTGCTCCACAAACATACAAAGGGACAGTTGCTATTGATGAATACGCTCAACGTCGTATTAAATCAAAGTTAGATGATATTGATGAAATGCTAAATCAAATAGCAAAGGTTGTAATTCAATTCATTCAGCAGACTTATACTGATGAAAAAATTATACGATTAATGAAACCCGATGGTAGAACTACACAAGCAACATTAAACAAGCCAGTTTATGATGATTTCACTGGAGAAATAGTTGGAAGGGTTAATGACGTAACGATTGGAAAATATGACTTAATTGTTGTTAGTGGCTCAACAATGCCATCTAATCGCTGGGCAAGGTTTGATTACTATATGCAACTCTATCAAGCTGGTATTATCGACCAAGTTGAAGTTCTAGAGCAAACAGAAGTTGCTGATACAGAAGGGGTCTTGGAAAGAGTATCTGTTATATCACAACAACAACAAACTATTAATGCACTTCAAGAAGAATTAAAAAGAATTAAAGGAGACCTTCAAACATCTGAACGTGAAAGCGTCCATGATAAAAAGAGGGTTGAGATTGAAAAATTTAAACGTCAGTTGGGAAGAGCAAGTGATAAGACCGCTAAAGCAGTGGAATTATTTGAAGCTCGACTTAATGACCAATTGAGTATAGGTAGGGAAACGGAAGCTGAACCACAACCACCGGTTGCTGTCACGTAGACAAATCGGTAAAGGAAATAGCATGGAAGACCAAACACAAAACATCGTTGCTGAGGAAACTACAAACGATGTACCAGTTGAACAGACTGACGTATTAGAGCCATTTGACCCCTCTTTCGACCCCGAAAGTGGAATGTTTATGGCAGACAACGTGGCTGAAGCGCCACAAGTAGCTAGTGAGCCTAAGGAAACCCCTCAGGAAGAACGCTACGAGTATTGGCAAAGTAAGTATGACCAACAGGCGAGTGAGTACAATAAAATGGAACAAAGAGTAAAGGAATTAGAGAATGTAGCTCCTATAGCGAAGCACATTGATGAAAATCCTTGGATTCTTGACAATGTTGCACAATCACTCTCTGGTAATACCCCTAAGGTTGCCGGGCAATCCGAATCTCAGGGCTTACCAAAGAAACCCGAACGTCCTAATAAGCCAAGTAACTATGACCCATCAGAAGCCTACATGGATCCTGAGTCTTCGAGTTTCAAATATCGTGATGCTTTAGATAACTACCGTGAAGACTTGGTTTCGTACCAAGAGAACATGGAGTCTTATCGTCAAAAGCAAGAAAATCAACGATATGAAGCTCAACAAAGACAACAACAGGAAGCTATGGCTATACAACAACAAGAGTCTATGACGAGAAATCTTCAAGAGAGTTATGGATATACTCCTGAAAAAGCGACAGAGTTTATCAAGTATTATTCATCTCCAGATAGTATCTCACTTGAGAATCTAGTTGCATTGGATAGACTTAGAAACGCTCCAAGTAGTGCTGAAGTGGAAACGAGGCAAAAAGCTGAGATGATGAAGAATCGTCAGAATAGAGTGAACATTCCACCACCACCAAGTGTGGGAGGCGGTGAGAATCAACCACAATACTCTGATGAAGACTTATTCAACCTTGGTTTGATGCAGAAAAAACGAACGGTTTAATTAATAAGGATAAAAAATGGCAAGTAATGCAAAGAACCTAGCGTCAAGTGGGGTTCTGTATACAGATAGACGAGATTTTTATATTCGTCCTAACGTAGTTAAAGAGCTATGGACTGATGTTTCGCCTTTTACAACTGTTATCGCCAATCAAAACACTATGTCTGGAATGGCTGATCCACAGTTTAAAATGTTTGAACATCGCAACCCATGGGCTAAACAATATTTTCAAACTTCATCTACTGCTGCTTGTGCGGCTGATAATGCGGCTGACACATGGGCAGTTACTTCTGCATCTATTGTAGGAATGGAAGGTGAAGGTGGTGATTACGCATATAACAGTTGGATAGGACTTCAGTGCGAGGTGTGGACTGGACTAACTCCTGGCTCAACTAAAAAAGGTGTAGTTCTTATTACTGCAGTAGCTGGAAGTGGTTCTAGTGCAAACATCAGTGTGAAAAACATGGGCGATGATACAGTTACTCCTGCAAGTGGTGACTATCTAGTAGTTGTAGGTAATGCACACGGTGAGGGGACAGTAGCTGCAACAGCATGGAGTGATGAACTTGCAGTAGTCTATAACCAATGTCAGATATTTAAAACACCATTACAAATTACAGGCACAGTTCTTCAAGCTGCCTTACGTGGTGAATCATCTGAATTAGCTAGACTTCGTGACCAGAAATCACAAGAGCATAAGATTCAAAAAGAAAGAGCTTTCTTATTTGGACGTTCACCGATTAATACAAGTGGTGGCTTTGATGATAATTCATTATCTGATGCAAATAGCAATCAAGTTCGCTCAACAATGGGTATCATCCCTGCAATTGAGAAGCATGGAGCCGCATCTGGTGATGACCAAAATCGTTTCACCATAACAGAAGCTAGTTATTCATATGGCGATTTTGTGGACGATATGGAAAAGGTATTCCAATACGTTCCTGAAGCTGGTGTAAAACGTGCTTTCTGTGGAATGGGTGCAATGAGTTACTGGTCTAAAATGTCTGGAGCATCTGGTCTTGCAGGTAACTCTGGTTGGACAGTTAGCTTAGATGACATGAAACGTGATTCATTAGGGTTCAACTACAGAATGTTAGAAACACCTCATGGTGCATTGCAGTTAATTCCAACACCAGTATTACGTCAAGCGTATAACAAAACTATGCTTGTTGTATCTGATGAGAATCTGTTCCATGCTCAGTACAGAGCGCCAAAGTTCCAAGCAAACATCTTAACAGATGATGCTTACGATGGTGTTAAGGACCAATACTTCTCTGATGAAGGAATTGGTGTCACGCTAATTGAGAGTCATAAACTATTCCAGATATCTTAAGGGAGGTTACTTATGGCTAGACCTTATTTAGGCGGAACAAACGCTGGAATTAAATCACTGACTGCTAGTGCAACTCTTGCAGATGCAGATAGTGGAAAAGTGATTTTGTTTACACCGCCTTCAAGTGCGGGTGCTTTGGTAGTGACTTTACCAGCAGTTTCTAATGTTGGATTGGAATTTACAATTATACAGAAAAGTGCTTATGACACTGCTGTATGTAAAATCCTATCTGCAGAAGGAAATAACCTTGTTGGTAATATAGATGCGCAAACTGGAGCTGGTGACAATGCTGCCGCTACTGATGATTTTATTCAGTTCGGTTCAGCAACGGTTGCTGGTGACTTTGTGAAGCTAATATCTGATGGTAGTAAATGGTATGTCGTTGGAAGTTGCTCTAAAGTAACTACAGACGGAATGGCGTTTGGCGCAAGTTAAAACAAATAACGATGGGGGAGTTTCGGCTCCCCCAGAGTTGTAAGGAATTATGACACAAACACAATTGATAGAACTGGTAAAACAACATCACCCTGAACTGGGGGAGGCTCAGATACGTATATATTTGAATCGTGCCTTGGATGAGTTTTGTCGAAAAACTAGAATTTTAAAAACACTGTATACCTTTAATACGGTTGCTGATAAGCGGTATTATCCATTAGATAGTAACATATTAGAAGTAACTCGGGTGGATTACGATAATTATGAAATACCTAGACTAGGTACTCCTCCTGAAAAAATTGATACGGATATATAAATATGGCTGATGCAAGAACAAGTGCTTTAAAACACGTTTGGTGGATAGAAAGAGATGCTATAGCAATTGCAAAAAATTCTGCAACAGACACAACTACTAATTACGTATCTGTTTCAGAGGTAAAGCAAGTAAATGTCCATGCGGTAAAAAAAGACGAAGACTTTGTTGCAAGTGGAACAGGAATAATCTTATCAGAGTCTCCTAGTATCCCAGCTGAGTTCCATGAAGCATTGGCAAATTATGCAATTGCAAAAGGATATGAGTTAAAACCTGAATTAATCAAGATGGCGGGATATTTCAGAAGTTTATTTAATGACGATGTAAGAGAAGGTAAGCGATATGCAAATAAAGGTCGTGATGGAACTGCTTACAATATTATCCCCCAGGATTATTAATGGCTGATTTTATAGAAATAAAAATTGGTACTACTATAGGAAATTATGCTGTTAATCCGGCATCGAATCGAGCAACGTCTATTGAACTAAATGAAACCGATAGTTTTAGTAATTCCGGTACGGCTATTTTTAAAGATTCAAATGGAGTTTTACAAGAACTTACTTTTACGAATAACAATACAGGGAGTGGTGTATTAACTGTAGTTGGGTCAAGTTGGAGAGGGTCTGGCACACTTGAAAGTCTTGCGTCTGTATATCAAGATTATTTACCAACAAGTAACTCTTCTTTTGGGGCAATGACTGAAAGGGTAATAGTAGACTAATGGAAACATTTCAAGTTCAAATAGAAGATATGATTGGAACAACTGTATTTGACGATACTACGTTTATTACTACGGCTATACAAGATGTGGGAGCAGAAATAGTAAAGGTGACTCCATCTATCAAATTATTACCTTTATCAAAAGAATCCGATATTACTACTGAAGGTTTATCAATATTAGATAAACGAGTATTGGAAGTACATAAAAGCAATAGACAGGCAAAGTTTATACAAAGTAGCAATGTTGCTCAAGCTAAAGATTCGGGTTCAATTCACTATGCAACTGCAAGAGACCCAGTTTTTTACAATTCAAGTAGTAAGGTCTATGTAGTGGCTGATGGCAGTGAATCAGCGGGTACTCTTGTATACGTACCGTTAATTCCAACAAGCGATGGAAGTACGGCAATTATACATAGTTCAACTGCTGTGACAAACTTTCCTCAAGAAGCTATACATATATTGGTCACTGGTGCAGCCGCAAGATGTTTACAGCAACTGTTGGCATTAAAAAATGAACAATTAAAAACATATGTGCAAACAGACGAAGATTCTGAATTAGCACAAGCTATTACTCTTGAGATAAATGCAATACAATCTCAGTTAAATATATTAGAAGGCAAATATGCCAATAGTTTAAAGATTTATATCGAAACAAATTAATCAATATGCCCATGAGAATACCCAAGCTCGGTAAGGCATAGAAGGAGGAAACAAGATGGGAATGCAAAACTATAGTGTAGTAGAGTCAGGTAATGTTGGACTAGGTCAAGCGGGTGCAATTTTAGAAACTGGAACTACTGCAATCACAGGAAAAGAAATTGTAGCTATTTCATTCTTAGAAGATACAGTTTTTACTACTTTAACTCCAGAGTCAGGGACTAATCTATACATAGGTGACTCAAACAACAATGGAGACACATCAGATAGTATTACATTTCCGCAAGGAATGACAATATTTGGTCGTTGGTCTGCTTTTACACTTGCTAGTGGAAAAGTAGTAGCTTACTTAGGGTAGTTTATGTTAGGATTAGGAGTATCCTTATCGAAGGGTGTAGCAAAGGCCCTTAGATACGTCAAAGACAGTCTTAAGCTATTCTTTAATTTTAAATACAACTCCCCAGACTTCTTATTAGAGGGTAGCACATCTTTTGATGGAAATGATTATATAGACTTAGGTGATAAATCTGATTGGGATATGGGTAGTGGTGATTTTACTGTCGGTTTATATGTAAAAACTTCAACTAATTATTCAGGTGCTTATGGAAGAATATTGATGTATGGTGAAGGTGGTCAAGCCGATGATTTAAGTTATACTTTATTCATTAATACATCTAATTATCTTGGATTTGAAATTGATGATGCTTCAACTGCTAAATATGCTACTTCAAGCAGTGCCTATAATGATGGGTTATGGCATCATCTTGTAGGCGTTAGAGAAGGAACTAATATGAAACTATATATAGATGGTTCTTTAATCACAACAACTGCAATCGGTAGTTATGGCAGTTTAGATATGTCTGGTAAAAAACTATTAATTGGTGTTAATAATGCTTCTGCTCCTGCTGGTTTAGGTAACTATTTTACTGGAGATGTGGCTAATCTTGGTATTTGGAATAGAGCCTTATCAGCAAGTGAAATAGAAAGCATAAGATGGCGAGGTGCTTACTCCGAATTAAAAGATACAGAATTAACCAACCTTGTATCTTGGTACAATTTACAAGGCGATGTATTAGATAGTGCCGGGAGTAATAACGGAACAAATAATGGTGCTACGCTAAATTCAAATTCCTACTCTGGAGAATCACCATTT